GAATAAACCGTAGTGTTCCCAATATCTATCGATATTAGCACCGTTTGCAACTGCAGTTGTTAATCCAACTCCAGCAGGTTGATCCAATGCTTCGATAGTGATTGTTGTTGCTGAAGGAAGAGCTAACACTCTATATTGAGTGGTGTGCGTTTGTGGAAACGTGATTATATCTCTTAATGTGAATACGTTCGAGGCTGTAACTGTAATTAAAGTTTGTCCAACTGCTTCTGCACCACCTGTAGTGGTTACTGTATTGTTGAAGTATGCATCACTAGATGCACAAGTCGAAACTTTTAATGAATTACCTTTAGTCCCTGCGTATTTTGAAATGAATTTTCCAACAGTTCCTGCCTGTCCACCTGCTTTATATGTGTTAACATAGTCATCATGATGTTTAAGTAAAGATGCCCCACCACTTGCGTTAGCAGATTTTAAACCATTTGAGTTTATTCTTACTACTCTGAGTGATGAACCGTACTTTAGGAAAGATTCCGCTGTGTAAAAATTCTCTGCACCTGCATCTGTATTTACAGGTTGACCAAATGTGTCTACTAAGCCCTTTGAATCTGAAACTGTTATTACTTCATCAACAGGGCCCCATTGAAATGAACCAGCGAATGCACCCGTAGTTGTAGAAACTGCTGGTACAACATTCGTTAAGTCAATCTCGTTGACCTGTACGCCTGGTGATACTTGAAATGCCATACTTTTCTCCTGTTAATGTAAAAAGTTATTGTTTACTGTTTTATTTATAACAATACAGTATCTAACACACCGATTTACATTCTCTATTATTTATGTTCCTTTAACATACCACCTATCTCCTTCGTCATCAACGAATGATGTGGCTTCGGGTGTCTGATTTCCAGCTCCAAAGATACCTGCAGGTAGTAGGTCGTTTTCTATTAATTTTTGCTGTTCTGCGTACAAAAGGTCTTTAATTTGATGGTTGGTTAGGTGGTGAAAATATTCAGTGGTAACAAACCAACTGAATAGTACACAATTCATTACTAAATCATCATGATACCCTTTTGCCGCTTCAAACGACATACCTTTATTTATGAATGTCATAAGTTCAGTAATGGTGTTTCTATCGCATAATGAGAGTCTATTTTCTTCTAACAACTCTTTTAACGTAGAACACCCTATTCTTTTAATTTTCTTGTTCATGGTTACACCAATATCTTCAGTTTTGGTCATACCTTGAACAAAAACATTATCATATTCTATATCGAAGTGTAGTTGTGTTGCCACCATACCACCTTCTGCATTGTTCTCAATAATTACTAATGCATTGTTATACGCACTTGCATACTTATTTATAATATCAGGTAACAGCATGGGACTTATCATACTGTTTCTATACGTTGCAACCTGTTCAAAAGGTTGTGTTGAAATGTCAAATATTGTAAAGGTAGAATAGTCCATACCCCTTCCCTTTGCAACGTCAACCGTACAGACGTATGTGTGGTCTTCTGCAGGTTGTTTATACATGGAGAAGTCTTCCTTACCCCATTCTGCATCTAATGCTCTCATACCCAACAAACAATTAGAACTAATAAGTGTATTACCCGTTCCTAAGAATGAGTTCCCATACTCTTGTTCGAACTGAGTTTCCGAAGTGTTTGCAATAGTTTGTTTCTTCCACTTTGCATCTCGGCCTGGAACATCGTCCCAATTAATTGTAAATTGTTTATATTCTGATTGTTCATGGACGGCACTTTCGTATATCTTATAGAACATATTACCCACACCATTCGCAGTAGAAGTAATAATAACCTTTGATTCTTTACCTGATGTTACCACTGGATATGTCGCAGTATAGAATTCCTCTGCATTTTCTACGAATGCAAACTCATCGAGGTATAGTAAGTTAATTGAAAGACCACGAATCGAACTTGAAGACGTGGCGGCTGCAACCAGTTTACTATCATTCGCAAACTCTATGTTACCTTTGTTTAGAATCTTAACCCCAGGCTGTAAAAAGAATGGAACAGACTCTAACATCGTTACGATACGAGCAACCATTTCTCTTGCGATTGCACCTTTGTTCGCAAGGATAGCAACAGTAACTTCAGGGTGAAACAGTAAGTACCATATTAGATATGCACAAGAAGTGATTGATTTACCCGACTGTCTACTCGCAAGAACTACATTGAATCTATTATCATTAAAGTGTTGTATTAGTTTATCTTGATACCCACGAAGTTTAAAAGGAATCATACCTTCGTCAAGAGATATGATTTGGGTGTAGTTCTCAATAAAGTGTACTGGGTCTTTGGAACACTTAATGTATTCACTCAACTCTTCTTCTGTATACTGAATATCTACTCCAGCCTTTTTAATTAAGGTATTACCAAGATACCCCTCATTTTTCGCATCAGTCATTATTCTTTATTTTTCTTCAAGTATTTTTGCAAGTCCGAAGTACTTCCCACATATAGGTGATTGTGTTGTGTTTTTAGATTTGGGTTTTCGTTTTCTAGTTCTTTTACTTTCTTTTGTAAGTCTAGAAGTTTCTCTGCAGTATCACCAACTGTCTTTATAAGTTGTCCTGCGACCTCATATGCACGAGGGTGTTCTGTTTCCTTACATAGGTCTAATATACCGTCTATTGCATCTTGTCCCCGTTCTACGAGGTTATAGAGGGTCTCACGACCATATTTGTAGTCGTTATCAACCGACTCTGCACGTTGAAGTGCAGGTAGTTTAACTACTTTAGCTTCTTTTTGTATATCGGTAGAAATATCTAGGATTTCATCCAATTTAGAATCAATATCTTTTGCCATAATTTAACTCGCATCTTCTGTCTGATTGTCTGAGTATGTTTTACCCGTTCCGTCATCATAGAAATTCACTGTTTCTGCAACTACGAAAGTATCTTCAGGGTCAACAGACCCAACAAACTTAAGTGTAGTTGGTCTTGTAAGTGTTATTGCACTTGACAATACAATTGTCAATTTATTATTTGCAATACTACTAACTGTAGGATTCGTTGCATTACCTGTATCGAACACTTCGTCTCCAACACTTATAGAACTATTTATTGCACTAGCAAAAGTAACTGTTGTACTTGAACTTTGTGCGCTTGCAACTTCTCCGAATGCAGGTTCATAGTGTTTAACTTCTTTCACTAGTCCTGATTCTGTTATCTGCGTGGTTGAGAAACCTTTAGTTACATCAGGATTAATGTATGTTCTTTCGATAACGTTCTTAATAATCTTACCGTTGTAGATTGGCCCGAAGAAGTATAGTTTCATATCAAAGGTAAGTGTATGTTCTATAACCCTTCTTTCTGTAAAGTCTCCCTCATAGGTATCTGTCATTTCTACACCTGTAAGTGTAATTGGTACATCTCTAACCTCACTCATGTCGTCTATTATCTTCATAGACACTGTATATTCAGGCTGGAAATAAGGAAGTATCTGTTCTACAATTTGAAGTCCGTCATTAGCTTGTTTTGCAAGAACACTAAGTGTAAAACTTATTGTATAAGGCGCTGGTGCGTATTGAAATCCCCGATTAGATTTATCTGCGTTTAGTCCACCTTTTTCTGTTCGGATTAGTTTATTTTGTTGTCTATCTGCATCATACTGGAATCCAGTGATTTCAAATGCAAGTCTAGGTAGACTGATTGCACTTCTATTGTTATCACTTAGATTTGCTTCTTCATTAAGTCTCGCTAACCATTTTGCTTTTGGCCCATATGATATAGGAACTATCTGTTGTGCAAGAACCGTACCGTCTGCTTTAGTCTTTTTAATCGTAATATTATTAAAGAGTGTACCAAAAATAGATACACTTCTCTTAATAGTTTCATGATAGAAATGCGTTCCAAACATTATGCATTCGCCTCTATGTAATCTTTTACTTGTTTAACTGTATGAAGTTGTTCTGCATCTTCGTCATAGATTTCTATACCATACTCCTCTTCTAATTGCATAACAATTTCAACAATGTTAAGTGAGTCTGCACCCAAGTCTTTAACCAAGTTTGAATTGTCTTGAACTAAGCCTTGGTCGCAACCAAGTACTTCTGAAATTATTTTTTCTACCATTATGTTACCTCACCGAATGGGTTTGTCTCTGAGAAATCTAAATAATTGTCTGCCTTAGTCTCAAAGTCTAAGTTATCTGCAGCTCCGTCATTACTCATAGTCATTACATCTACAATACTTGAGATTGTATGTGATGCACTTCCGTCTGCACCGACAAGTACATCTCCGACAACAAGTGTCTTAGTGTTATCTCTAATTTTAAGTTGTCTAGTTGTTGGGTTCCAAGAAATAACTTCTCCTACTACAACTGAACTCAATTTAACATTCTCGTTTGCGACATAGTTACCTGAACCACCACCAGCCATTGTCATATCAATATGATATGCTTGTTCGTCTTCGATAAGGTCAATATCTGTAACATTAGTATCAAAGTCTTCTCCACTGTACTCAAACAATTCGCATTGTAATTTAAATACAAATAGTTTACCGACTTGATAGAATGGATTCTCGTGTTCTACAAATTTAATTTCAAACATTGAACCTGACATAGGGAAGTGTATTAAATCCCCTTCGTTTGGTCTTAATGATGTTGCGAGGTTAGAATCCAAAGATATAAACCTTTCCCAACTTCTTAATGAGATTACAAAGGTTGCAGTATCCCTAACTGAGACACCAAACTTAGACATTAAGTCTCCTTCACCTTCAAACCCCTCAGAATTTTCAATATACATTTCAACCGAATATGCATCACCAAATTTTGACTGAACGTCTTCATTTAATATGGTGTCTTCTTCTATTATTTGTCTAGGTAGATAATGTGTTTCATGTCCATACATTCGTAAAGACTCGACAACCAAATCTTCATAAAGATGTTGTTCGGTGTTAACTGCATGGTTGAAAAATACGTTAGTCGGCATGACTCTATCCCATCATGTCCATAACAGGCATTTCGTAATTTAACCTTGACTCTTCCTCTAGTTTTGTGATTTCTTCTTGTGCTTCAGTCATCATACGTTCTGCATCTAGAGTTACACCGCCTGGTAGTGCAATACCACCAAACTTAGAAAGGTTTTGACCCCATTGATATTTAACTTTTTGGGTTGCATATTTCTTTAACCACATATCGTTATAGACATCAGTCATATCATTTGGGTCTATCTTTCTGTAACATTCTATGATAATCCACTCATCTGCAGTCAATTTTGATGCATTATAGTCAATATACAATCTATTAGAATGCATATTATATCTTATTGGTATTTGACCTACCAACATTTGATTTAATAATGCAAGGTGTGATTGTACTTGTGAGTAGTACATTACACTTGTAGAAGTTAAATCCCACAAGTCATTTAGTCTAAGTTGATACTGAATATCAAACATATTAGATTGTGTTCCCGAACTAAATGGGAATAGGTTAATTACTGAAAGAACGTGTTCGGGTAGTGTTAAATAGTTCTTACCTTCTCCGTAAGTTTGGTTTGCGATTGCTTGAGTTCCAGTTGTTGCAGCTGCGTGTGATTCATTAGTTTTAAATGAATCAATTTCTGCTTGAGTAATTTGGTGTTTTAGATAGGTTTTGATACTCCCATCGTAATGAAATTCACGAAAATACTGCAGTGCTTCATCGACTCTATCGTCTAATTGGTCGTCATCGATGTTAATTTCAACAACAGGAGCTCCTAATGCTCTCTTGATGTAATCTTTAAATGTTGCCTTTGAATTAGGTGCTGCCATAATAGTTTCCAGTAGTAATAATCTTAACTATTACTATTTATAACGTTTGGGAACCTATTCTTGGAAGTATGTCTTAGATTGTAGTCTATCTATCTTTTCGTCTATTCTTTCCATAGAATCAATTAAACGTTGGAAGTCTTTCTCAATTTGGTCTCTAGTAACATAATCTTTGGCAACTTCTTCTCTTGTCCTATTGATTAATATAGATATTCTTTGTTGTTCAGCTACAATATTCCTCACCAAAAAACCGATGGGGGCTAGAATAAGCGTTAAGATTACATTCCAAATAATGTGAGCGTCTATGATGATTTCCATAGTACTATTTAGATAATCAAACTATCTAATTGCGTTCCCTTTATCATCTATATCAAATAAAAACTCATCGGGGTTATAGTTATCAGCTTCAAGACCTTTACAAAATATTGCATCATCGTTTAGATATTTTAAGGTACAATTAAAAGATATACTATATCTCTCTTTGTTTGTTGGGTTGGGTTCTACCATGTGCATGAGACCACTTGGGAATAATATACACTCACCAGTATAGGGTTCAAAATATGAAGAAGTTGGTGTTCTAAGACTATGTGGAAAATCTGCAGCCACCTTTTGATGCGTATCAATCATTGATATACGACCCTCGTCACCGTCTCCATGAATATAGAATACACCACTATACCAACAACCATTATGTAAATGTGGTGCGTTCCAAGCACCATTATTGTTAATGTTTGCCCATGAATTGTTTATATCTAACTTACACTCTGAAGGTTTAAGTCCATGAAAAGGCATTACTTCGTCAATAAAAAATTGTTCTATTCTATTCATGCATTTCTGAAAAGTTGGGCTTCTTTCGCACCCATCTTTTGATTGCCAACCTGTATATTGATTAGAGAGTTGTCTTCCTTTTGGGTCTCTTCTTCTCATGGCGTCCATTTCGTTTCGCAACATTAGACAATATTCTTTTGAAAATCCCTTATCTTCAGGTAAGCCTTCTTGCGTGAAGTTCCTATGGAATACATAAGTTGGGAATAGTAATCTAACTGCCATTTGGGTCTCTGTTGAACTTCCATACAGTTGTTTCTTCAACTTCTTTTAGAAATTCTATTGGAATATTGTGGTCTGATATAACCGTTCCTCTATCACTGATGTTTCCTACACCATACTCACTAATATAATATTTGTTGTCTTTTATAGACAAATTATTAGGATAAGCAACATTATACTTATCATGCAGATATATAGGGTACTCATTTTTATCACTATCACTTGTAATTAGATACTTTCTACAATCTTTGTTTTCCCAAGCCTTTCCAAACAGTGATACATCTTCAAACATACCTTTTAGATATTCATCACCAGTCATAAATGTAGGTGTACTATTAAATATATCAGGTCTTACATTCAGTTCTAAGAAATACCATTCTCCTTTAGAAGTGTAGGCACCACAAAAACTTCCTTCCCAACTTCCACCCATTTTAGCGATATGTTCTAAATATTTTTCAGACTCTTTTCTGACTATCTTATCTACGGAAGGACTTAATGGTTTCACATATGTGTCGAAATACCATACTTGTGGGATTACACCTTTATTCAACCCCTCACCTATTATCTCTTGGGTATGAGTTATAGAATATTCTCCATTTGAAACTACAAAGAATACATTTGTTTCTATCATATCATGCAAATATTCTTCTATGAAATAATCTGCATTTATACATCTCGGCCATTCAGGGTTGGTATTCAAATCTTTAAGGGGTTTTATGTCTTCCTCACTATTAATCACTATTGCAGGATACCAAATATGAGAGGCTTTCTCTACACATGGAAAGGAAAGTCCCTCACAATAATCTTCATCTAAATATTTTCCGTGTTTAACAATATTAGGAACCCTTACCCCAAGTTGCTTAGCTGTATCTTTTGCAAATAACTTGTCTGTTTCTAGACGACCTGATTTTTCTGTTGGGCCTATGTACTTAACTTTATCTTTAAAATAGGTATGTAAAAAAGATATATCAGGAATACAGACTTGAAGAATATCAATGTTGTACTTATCAATAAGTCCTTCTATAAATGCACATGATTCTATCTTTCTTTTTTCACTTATTTGAATGGGTATATCTTCCACTCTTTCTGGCGAATACTTACCAAGACCAGTTACCCTACGATTTTCTTCTTCAGTTAAAGGGGTTATACCAAGAGAAGATTCGTATTCATTTACATACGTCCAATTACTGTAAACTGTATGGCCAGAATTTACTAATTCTATCAAAGTATGAAAATGACAACGAGGAAGATTTAAATTTAGTATATTCACTCTTGTCCGTCCCAATTTAAATCCGTTCTTTTTAGTTGTTCTTCTTTAAAGTCTTTCTTCATTTCACCAGTATTAGGGTCAAAAGGACATTCTGTTAAATCTTCTTTGAAATCCTTATGTTTTGGTTCCCAAACTTTCCCTCTTTTATAAGGGCCTGCCATATGAGTGGATTCATCTCCAAAACCTATCCTAGATAACTCAGTCACCGTCATACGTTTATCAGGGTGTTCTGTAGTGTATTTTGATTGATTAGTTACATAAGACTCATGGTCTTTAACAGTATATGTCGCAACCCATTCTTCTCTTTTGTATGGAATGATTTGACAAATAGGTGTACCCTTTGTTATAACAAATGAATGGTCTACTTTGGGGTATAGAATAATTTGTGAATTGTCTTTATTTGTATTAAACTTATCAGTATCAATAATACCTTGCCATGTCGCAAAGTAATCATTCTGAAATAAGAAAGGGTCTAAGTAGAAACAAGAATAGCCTGGTGGTGTAGTTATACACCATGCATTAGACATTTTGAATGCATCTTTGACTGGTGCATCCATAGTAGACATATAGTTAAATGCATCATGCATTTGTATACTAGGGTGTGTTGCAGATGAATATTTCTCCATTTCAACATGGACTGTATCTTCAGTGTGATAAGATTTAGAATCAGAATCTTCATTTGTTAC